AGGGGGTGAGGCCGAACGTCACGGTGTCGTTGATCGCGTTCGTGGTCAGGCTGTAGGCGGCGCCGGGAGTGGTGTATATGCTGCCGTCCGTCCCCGTGCGTACGACTCGCGTGTTTCCGGAGGCGTCCAGGCCGGCAATCCGCAGCCCGTTCTGGTTCTGTGCGGCAGCGCCGTCCGTCCCGACCTGCGCTCGAGCGGCAGGAGCAAGCACCGCGAGCGCCATCAGCAAAAGCAACAGCTTCTTCATCCCCACCCCACCCTTTCCCGCAGCCCCTGCTGCGGCGTCTAGGCTTCCATTGCCATGACCTCGGTATGATAGCTAGGCCCGAGGTCCTGCTCCACTTCAATCACGCGAAGCGCCTTGCCCGACCATGACCCGTCCGATCCGTACTTGACGTACGGCCGGCGCGCGTCCATGTCCGAACTGACGGCGATCACCCTCATGCGCTGCAGGTCCGGCGCGCGGTGCGTCCGGAACTTGACCATCACCTGCGACGTTGACCCGAAATCGAAGCGCCGGTCGCGCAACTGCTGCGCGCTCGACTCGTCACGGATCCACGTCGCCGTCAGCACCACGTCCGGCTTCGGCCCGTAGAGCGCCTCCGAGGCCGCTGCCGTCGCCTCGCGGTCCCCGCGCGCGTAGGTGCCCTGGAGTTGCGTCAGCGTCGCCACGAAGCTCACGTCCGCCGCCGTGCTCCAGCCGATCACGTTCGCGCAGGTGGCCGATGCGTGCGTGCCCGTGTTGAAGAGCAGCTTCATGCCGCTGAAGTAGGGCGGCGAGGGGTCCAGCGGCGAGGCCGAATACTTGTTGCCGAGCTGGATCCGGAAGCGGTCGGCGTAGACGGAATTGGCCGCGAACGAACTGCTGCCCGCGGGCCAGTCGCCATTCAGGCACGTGATGTTGGCCCAGCCGCTCGTCGCGTAGTTGGTGCCCGTGCCGATCAGCAGGGCGACGGCCGTATCGTCGTAGTAGACCGTGAAGCGGGCGAGCGTCGGGTTGTAGCCGACGATCCAGTTGACTCCCGATCCAGCCGCGTTGAGCGCGCGCTGCATCTCGGCCGCAAGCGTGTTGCCGTTGTACTTGCCCTCCGAGAGCGTCGCGGCGTACACAGAGGCGCCGACGCTGAAGTCCAGCTTGTCGTTCCAGCCCGCGATCACGTTGTAGGACGCGCGCACGAACACGGACGAGCGGTGCGTCCGCATCTTGGTCTGGATGTGCTGCGCCAGCGTGTCCGGCGTGTAGGTGGCCGCCGTCAACTGGTCGGCGTAGGTCGCCGTGTAGGCGTGCCCGGCCGCCGTCGTGGCCACCGCCCAGTCGAGATAGTCGTTGACCCCGGCCGTGATCGTCAGCTTCTGGTCGCGCACAGTCGGCAGGTTGTAACCCTGCGAGGATCCGTTGGCCGTGACGAACGCCTCGTACATCGTCCGGTTCTTGAACCAGTCGAACCCGTACTTGATCCGAACGCCCTGTGTGATGTCCACGTCGCTCGTCAGGGACGGCTCAAAGAGGTCCGGGCAGTCCGTCCGGTCGAACACGAGGTCGTAGTCCACCGAATCTCCGGGCTTCCAGACGTGGAAGAGCCACTTGCCCGTGAAACGGTCGTAAATGACGCACGAGAGCGACTGGCGCGCGATCTCCTGCAACACCGCCTGCACGCTCGTGATCGAGTCCACGCGCACGGCCATCTTGAAGTTGTTCGGCGAGCCGTTGGCGAGCTTGCCGCGCGCCTCGGCGAACGAGCCGAACGCTCCGGTGCCGTTCTCGAACGATGACTGGTTGCCGTAGGTGGCGAGGAAGTGCTGGGCGATGTCAGGCGCGAGCTCGATCAGCGATCCAGCCGAGCCGGTGTAGGTGCCGCCGCCGTCGTCGGCGTAACCCTTCAGGTTGCTGAAGAACTGGCTGTCGACCGCGTACTCGGCCGGCGTCGTGGTCGTCTCGACCACTGGCGCGAAGCCGCCCCAGCCGCGATTCCGGGGCTTGAGGCCCACGACCTTGTAGCTGTTGTGCTCGGGCGTGACGAGGTTTCGCTGGGGCCGGTACTTGACCCGCAGCGCCACCCAGTAGATGCGCGCCTTGTTGGTCGCGCCGCCCGAGAAGTCCACCCGCACGTCGATGGTGGTCCGATCCGGGGCGCTGGAGGCGAAGCCGCCGAAGTCCCAGTTCTGCGACCACCACGCGGAATCCCACGAGCCCGAGAGGATCGTAGGCGTCGTGCCCGTCGCCGCCACCGAGACGGCCGTGCCGGACGATCCGGCAACCGGGTTCCGCGGGTAGACGCGCAGGTTGTTCGCGTTTGCGGCATCTCCCGAGTAGCAGCAGATCACGTCCACCGCGGAGATGAAGCCGAGCCGGGAGGCGCTGGGAAGCTGAAGCTCGAGCGCCGTGTATCCCGCGCCCTGGTCGAGCGTGGCGTAGGTCGTCTCGTCGAACACGTCCATCGCCCGGCGGGGATTGAGGGCCGTGTTATTGCCGCCGCCCGTCCGCACGTCCACGGGGCGCACGCCGTAATAGGCGATCATCGCGTCATCGTTGACGGTGACATAGCTCTCCGAGGCCCCCAGCGTCTCCGTGAGTCCCGCCGAGTCCACGACGGCCAGCACGTCGCCGCCGTCCACGAAGAGGTTGCGGCCGTTGCTCGCGTCGTAGAGGTCCGTGAGCGCGTGGCAGGCCCCCACGAGCTTGACGTTGGCCGCGCCCGTGCCCGGGTCCACTAGGACGAGCGGGACCACGCTCTGACCGGCCCCGGATTCTTCCTGCCGCTGCTTGTTCGTGCCGTAGCTCGACGTGTGCGGTGCCCGCAGCGGCGGGGCCGAGAAGTCCCCGTAGAGAATCGGGATCGGCAGCCCCTGCGAGGCGTCGGGCGCGTTGGGATACGTCGCCTTGTCCACCACGGTCGTCGGCACCGACTTGTTCCACGTCCGCGGCTGCAGCAGGTTGAGCGTCAGGTAATCGTCCGCGAGGGCGAGGCTGTCGACGGTGCCCTGATAGACGCGGGCGAGGTCAGCGATGTCCGTGAGCGATCGCTCCCAGAAGTAGATCGTCACCGTGGCGCCCTGCCACTGGTAGGAGCGCAGCGAGTCGCCGATCTTGCCGCTGGTCTGGAAGGCATAGCGCCGGTTCGCCAGCCGGATCGTCGTGTCGGCGGGGTCCGGGCCCGTGCCGAGAAAGTCTCCCGAGTCGCGGATCGTCCCGCCCTGCAGGCCCCATTCCCAGAACTGGCCGTCCGGGGTAAAGATTTCCGCCGAGCCGACGTACAGCGTCAGCGCCGAGGGCGACGTGATGTCGATCTTGGCGAGCGTCACCGGGCGCCGGGCCGTCGTGTTGCGCCAGGCGGCGAGGAATGCCGCAGTAAATGGGCTGCTCAAGGCAGCCTCGCCATGTCGATCGAGTCGCTGTAGGTGGAGAAGTTGTTCGCCCGATCGACGCGCCCGCCCCGGAGGATGACCTCGAACACGTTGCTGTCCGGGTCGATGAACACGAACGAGCCCACCTGGTCGTGGAGCGTGAGCAGGAGCGTGTCCGTGGCCGATCCCACCTGTCCGAACGGCAGCGAGATGTCGCGGCCCGGGTCGCCGAGGTCGTTGAGCACGAGCGGTCCCGTCGCCTGCGCCTGCTCGATCCGGTTGCGGAACGGGCTCGACTTGGCCCCGGGCGAGTGCTTGAGCGCGAGGTCCATGATCGCGCCCAGCCAGAGCCGACCGATCGAGAACTTGCTCGGCACGCTCGGCGTGATCTGCATGCGCCAGTAGCGCGCGGACACCGCGTTGAACGTGGTCGCCATGTCGCGCTTGGTGCTCGCCGACGTGATGCCGCGCAGGGTCCACGGGCCGCCCGGGTAGGCCGTGGCGCTATAGACCGCGAGCTGAAGCGTCTGCGTCGCGTCCTGCGAGCGTGCGCCGAGCAGGGCGCCTGCTTCGATGCTGACCGCAGAGCCCATGTCGAACTCGACGTTGAGCGGCGAGGCGGGCGTCGTGGCGCTCGTCCAGACGTGGTAGCGGTCGGAGTCCTTGGCGTTCTCCATGATGTACGGGGTCGTCTCGTCCCGCGCCGGAGCGCCGCCGCCCGTGCCATTCTTGAGCGTCGCCGTCTCGACGAGGTTCGTGAGCAGGAACCGGGAGTTGGCCACGGGTCAGCCCGCCATCGCGACTTCGCGGAGCCGGTCGTTGGCGCCGCGGAATGAGCCGGTAGGGGAAAGGAGCGACTCCATCGCGCTCTTGCTGTCGATCGACTGGAGCACGAACGTGTTGCCGCCGCCGCCGGCGGAGTTGACCCCGGCGATCTTTCCGCCCACCTTGCCGATGAATCCGCCGATGGGGCCGCCGATCGCGGTGCCGAGCAGGTCCAGCCCGAAGCCGATTCCAGCCTTCAGGGCCGCCTCTTCGAACGTCTGCAGGATCCCCGTCATGAGGTCGGAGAACACGCTGCGGATGTTCTGCGAGCCGTAGACGACGGTGGAGATCATCTGATCCACGTTCATCGCCACGCCCGAGCGCATCCGCTCTCCCGCTGCGGCCAGAGCGTCGAAGCGCGCCGCGAGCAGGTTGCCCGCGTCGGTGAGCTTCAGCGCCGGTACCGTGACCTTCTCCAGCGACTTGGCGAGGTTCGCGAAATAGAGATCCGCCTGCCCCTCCGTCTGCGAGGGGCCGGGATGATTCATCCACCCGATGCGCTGGTTGGCGGCCTCCTGAATCCGCTTCATGGCCTCCACGGCGTTGTAGGCGGAGCCGGTGGATCCTGCGGCGGCGCTCGAGCCAGCCTCGCCGGCGCCCGGAACCTTGAACGCGCCGCCCATCTCGTCCACGGTCATGTTGCCAAACGGCGTGTGCACCACGCGCCCGCGCAGGCGCGCGCCCTGGGCCGCCGAGGGCAGGCCGCCCGTCGCGCCGACTCCGACCATGAACTGCGTGCGGAGCGAGGCTCCAAGGCCCGCCATGATGCCACTCGTGTTCGGCCACGGCTTTCCCGCTTCCTCGCGCGCGCGCCGCATCGCGTCCGCCATCTCCTGCGCCGACTCGGCAAACCGCTTCATCACCGGCAGCATGGAAATGGCGATCTGGTTCTTCAGCCCTTCCATCGAGCGGTGCGTGCGGTCGTTCTGGTCGTCGAGCGCCGCGAGGCTCTTCAAGGTCTTGTCGTCCAGCACCGAGCCCATCTCGCGGAGCTGGTCGCTCATGCCCTTGATCGCCGCCGAGCCCTGATTCAAGAACGGGATCAGGTTGGTCCCGCCGCGATTGCCCAGCAGTTCCATCGCGATCCGGGTCTTGTTCGGGCCGTCCGGCATGCGCTCAAATAGGTCGGCAAGCTGCATCAGCGCGGCGTTCGTGTCCTTCGCCGTGATGCCGTACTTGGCGAGCGCGGGGTTGCCGTCCACGATCGACTTCTGCAGGAAGCGCAGGCCCGTCTCGAGATATGTGACGGACAGTCCCATATCCTCGACCTGCTTGGTCAGCGCCTGCGCTTCGGATGCCGCCAGCCCGGTCTTGGCCGCCAGGTTGTTTAGCGACTCGGCTTCCTTGGCGAGCTCGCCGAGCCGCCTGGCGCCCATCATGGCGGCGCTCCCGAGCGCCGTCACGGCAATCCCGGCAGCGGCCATGCCGCCCGCGAGGGCGACGGCGCCGAGGCCCGACTTGCTGATGGCCCCTTCCACCTGAGCCAGCTTCGCCGTCGCGTTGTCGCGCGCTTCGATCAGGATCTGGATGACGTTCGCCGCCACGCTACCCCCGCCCCGCCCACTGCTGGAACGCTACCCATGCGCCGAGGTCCAAATGCTCGTTGCCCTGCATCGCCGTCTCGGCCTCGACCGCCCGCCGCTTCATCACCGCGCGCCTCAGCGTCAGCGCGAACCGCAACTGCTCGAAGGTGCTCCCGATCTTGATTCCCAGCGCCTCGTGCGGCTTGCTCGGCAGCGAGCAGAACCACACGAGGTCGTCCGCCGCGTAATGCGCGAACTCAGCGGCCCTCGGCCCGCTCTTGCCCTCCAGAGCCTTCAGGAAACGTCTCGGCCTTCTCGGCCGCCTCCCCGGTCAGGCCCGAAAGGGCGGTGATCTGGTCGATGATGAACGCCTGGTTCTCCGGGTGGACGTCGCCCCAGAACGCCTTACCGTCCTCGCGCGCGGTGAACGTGAACTCCGGCGCGATGATCCCCAGCGCGGCCACGCGCCGGCTCGGCTCGGCCGCCGCCTGCAGCTCGGCCTTGACCTCTTCCCACGTCCTTGTGACCGCCTTCGGCGTCTGAGCGGTCGGGATGCCGTCGAGCGCCGCGATCAGGTCGAGCACGGGAACCGCACCCACCTCCACCACGAGCACCCGGCCACCCTGCGGCCTCGGCAGCGCGACAACGCGCGTCTCGCGCGCGAAGTCGGCCGCCGCGCTGATCTTCAGTTTGTCCCCCATCCCCGTGCCCCTCCCGTTACGTCAGCGACGCTTCGCTGTTGATGATCGTGACCGTGATGCCCGTCGTGCCGTCGTCCGTGATCTCCGTCGTGAACTGCTGCGTGAGGATGCCCCAGCGGTCCACGGGGCGGCCGATCGGCGTCACGATCAGGCCGTTGTTGGCCGCGAATGACATCGACTTGGTGCCCGAGGCGAGCTTGAAGAACACGCCCTGGTTGGTGATGGACGACGCGAGGTATTCGTCGATCGCTGTCTTGGTCGCGAACTCCATCGTCCACTTGAACTGCACCTGCGCGTAGTCGTCACGGAGCGGCTCGTCGATCGTGTCGGCTCCGTACCAGCGATCTTCCGCGAGGTTGTTGTTGATCGTGATCTCGAACGCGCGGAACCGCTCCGAGCCCGCAGCGTCGGACGTGCCCGAGTCGCTGTTGGACGTGTCGATGTGATGGAACATCACCGGCAGCGGCGAGTTGGGCGTGGGCGAGGCAGACGGCGACACGTTGGTCGCGTAGTCCTTGCCCACGAGTTCCAGCGACATGCGGATCGGCTTGGAGTCCTGCCCGCCCGAGCCCGAGAGCGTCATGGACTTGAACTTCGCTCCCGTCACCTTGTTGGCCTTGCCCGAGGGGATCGAACCCGCGATCTCTTCGATGGTGTACGAGTTGGCGAGCGCCTTCTGGATGAAGGTCCACGTGTAGGGACCGGCGCCGGACACCGAGCCGCCGTTGCTGCCGAACGTGCCCGTGCCCATGATCGCGTCCCACAGGTGGAGCTGGCCCTCGTAGTCGAGTTCCAGTTCGATCTTGCCCGTGGCGCGCTGCGGGCCCGAGAACCACGACTTGCGGACGATGCTGTCCGTGATGGCGTCCGAGGGCACCTTGCCGCGCGTGCCCTGGATGTCGCTCGACACCACGCGGAAGCGGCGCGTCACGGTGACGCCGGTGCCCCACGCGCTCTCGCGTCCGATGCTGACGTAACTGCCGTGACCGAAACCCGGTGCCGCCATCCCCGCCACCCCTTTCCGCCGCGGCCCCGGCCGCGCGCGACTCAATCCCCGTTAGGGCTTGAGGTAGTCCCACTCCCACTCGGCCCGGAACTGCACGGCGCACTCCGCCGATCCGGACGCCTGATCCAACTCCTTGCTCGCCACGTAGCCGTCCGCCGCGTGGATACCGCCCGTGTTGAGCACGCCGCCCAGTTGCCAGTTGCCCTCGATCGCCGAGAGCACGTCCGACGCGAGCGAATGGAGCGCCCGGTGCGGATCGTCCTGCGTGTCGTTCGGATCCCACTGCGTCAGGCAGCGCACTTCGATGGTCGCGCTCGTGCGATGGATTCCGCCCGTCATCGGATCGTTCGGACCCCAGTTGGTGCACGTCACGATCAGCAGCGGCCACGGCCCCTGATAGGGATTCGGCATGTGCCGCGTGACCAGCGCCGGCTTGGTGAGCCAGCGCGAGCCGACCGTAAGCCCGTCGATCTGCTGGAGCGTCGAGACGACCGCATCCAGCACCATGTTGACCATCGCGTCGGCGCGCGCCGTGCCGCCTGCCGCCACGTTGAACGTCGCGGAGATCGTGTGATCGCCCGTCACGTTCGTGAAGGTGTAGGTCGAGCCCGTGCCGACGCTGCTGCCGTCCACCACCACGCTCGCGATCGTGTAGCCGTGGTTCGGCGTGATCGTGAACGTCTGGGAGGCGCCCTCGGCGACGAATACGTTGCCGCCGGGCGAGATGGACCCGCCCGTGAACGTGGATGCGGCGATCAGGTGCAGGATCGGGGTCGCGACCGGGCTCATGTGTTCGCCTTCGCGATCGCGACCGAGATTTCGGCGCCGATGATGCGGTCCACGAGCGGCTTCTGGGCCACGGCCACGCGCGAGAAGATGCGGCGCGGACGCAGCACCACCTCGCGCACGAGCAGGTAGAGCAGCACGAGCGGGCCGCGACCGTTCCGCATCGCCGCCCAGAGCTTGCCCGCCTTGCTCCGGAAGAGGAACGCCCCCGGGATCGTCCGGATGGACGTGCCGAGCCAGCGGTCAACTCCGGCCCCCGTCTGGGCCGCAGCGGTCGGGATGCGGTTGTAACCCTTCGGGCTCGTCCCGCGCACCGTCGCGCCGTCCTCGTGGAGCTTCAGGTGCTTCTCGGCCGAGCCCACGGCGGCCGTCACGAGCGGTCCCACGCGGTAGGCGCGACCCCCTCCCGTCACGCTCTGCACGGTACGGCCGGAGCGGCGGCCGAGCTTGTCGCCCGGCGCCCCGAGGCGGCCCCAGAAGGGGTCACGCCGCTCGGCGCCGGTCATCTCCAGCTTGAGTGCGCGTTCCACGCTGAGAGAGGCGAGCATGACCCCCTTGTCCTGCGCCTTGCGGAGGTCGATCGAAGCCTGCTTGAGGTTGGCCGCGACCGCGCGCGCCCCGTTCACCGTCACGCCGATCATCCCGCGACCCTCCAGTAGCCCCGGAGCGTGTTCTCCACATCATCCGGCATGGCCATCTTGGGAGCCCGGGCCGTGAATCCGCCCAGCGACGTATCGCTCGAGCGACCGCGATGCGACAGTTCGTCCTGGTAGAACACCTCCCCCGCCCGCACGGTGCAGCGCGCGAGGTCGTTCCAGTCGTCCCACTGGCCCGCGTTGGTCGCGCTGGGCTGCTCGAAGCCGCCGCGGAACTCGATCAGGAGATTGAGTTCTCCCGCCGGGAACGCATTCGCGGGCAGGTAGAGCCGTCCCGTAGCCTCGTCGAGACGCTTGATCGACAGATCGAGGCTCGTCGCCACGCCGTTGGCGTCCAGCCACTTGATGGACCACAGGTTTGCGGCCGCAACGGGGTACTCGGGCAACTGGATTTCCCGCGCGCCCCCGTAGAGCCAGGTCGACTCGTGCTCCGTGCTCGGCAACTCGCGATCGTCGAGCACCGAGACGACGCGCGAGCCGCCCGCCGTCGAGAGCGTCGAGCCGGCCGCGATGATGGCCGTGGTCGCCCGCGTCACCTTGACCGAGCTGGCGCTCGGGAGCGAGTCCACCTGCGTCCCGATCGCGAGCCCGGTGCCGATCAGGTCGTCTCCGGCCTTCAGCGACGCCGAGCTCGTCACGTTGATCGTCGTGGCTCCGCTCGCCGTGCTGCCCACGGTCGTGACGCTGACGCTTTCCCGGTAGTTGCGCGCCTTGAGGTTCCGCGCCGACGTGCGGTTCATCCACGCCGTCGCGGCATTGAGCGCGCGCGTCATCCGGTCGGCCTCGGTCGCATCGGACGAGCTCTTGCCCATGTACGCGGCGAACTCGTCCAGCGATACGAAGCTGTAGGGCGTCAGGTCAACGGCCATGTCACTTGTCCTTGTTGGCCTTCACCGCTTCGAACTTGCCGGGGCATTCGTCGGAGAGCAGGTAGGCCGCGTGCGTTTCCGCCACGTCCACCACCTCGCCCGGATGCGCGTGGAACTCGCCCGAGACGTACTCGTTGGCCCCAACGTTCTTCACCTTCGCCACGTTCGATCCTTTCGTGCCCCGTTCGGGGCGGGGCGACCGGGAATCCCCGATCCCTCCCCGCCCCTACCAGAGCGTTCGGGCTCAGTACGAGCCGAGGTTGACGCCTTCGGCCACGAACTTGTACGTGGACGAGGGGGCGATGACCGGCTGCATGGCGATGCGCTCGTTGGCCTTCAGCGCACGCTGGTCCGCGAGCCAGCCCGGGTTGTCGTTGACCTCGATCTGCACCGACTGCCGCACGCCGCCCAGGTACATGCGCGGGTTGAAGCAGTGGATGCCGGTCTTGGTCGTGGTCACGCCGTCGATGATGCCCGCGGCGTTCATGTTCTCGGGGTAGACGCCCGAGACGACGAGCGGCCGGCCGAGCAGCACACCCACCGTGCCCGTGTTCATCGTGGCCGCCGAGCCCGCGCGGTCCAGCGACAGGAGCACTGCGTTGCCCGAGCCGTCCTTGAGGACGAGCAGCCGCGCGAGGCCGGAGTAGCCGGTGGCGTAGACCGCACCCTCGGCGTACTTGCCGAGCGCGCCGATGAGGGCCGCGAGGCTCTCCACCGTCGCGCCGGTGCCGCCGAAGTCCACCTGCTTGCCCGTCTGCTTGGCGCCATAGCGGAAGCCGTCTGCACCCTTGCGGACGTCGTTCGCGGCCGGGACGCTGCCCGTGTCGATCGTCGCCGTGAGCTGGCCGTTGCAGACCATATTGTCCCAGCCGAATGCCAGCGCGATCGCCGCGTCGGCGTTGATCTCCGGCACGATCGGGAAGATCGAGTCCGCGTCGACTTCCTTGGACAGCCACGTGAGCACGCCGTGCTTCTTCGCCGTGAGCAGCGCGCCAGCGGACACGACGTCCGACGCCGTGTACGTGGTCGCCTGCGCGTCCGACGTGGCCTCGCCCACGAGGTACGAGGTCATGAAGCCCTTGAGCACCGGGTACTGCCACGGGTTGCGCGGCATCGGCGACCAGTTCATCACGCCGGCGAACGCGAGACGGTGGCGCACGTCGCTCATGAGCTCGGCCGAGTAGCCGGTCGGCGCCCACTCGCTGACGTTGCCCGCCGTGGCCGTGTCCAGGGCACGCTTGAACGTCTGCGCGAGCTCCTGGTACGGACCCCAGAGCCGCAGTCCCTTCATGCCGCCGCGCTCGTTGTACGCGCGCGCGGAGTCGGGCGACTGGCCGGAGAGGATGATGTGAGCCGTGAGCAGCGTGTCGTTGAGCTTGCGGAGCCGCTTGGCCGCGTCGTACGCCTCGTCACCGAGGGCGACGCGCAGTTCCGCATCGTCCATCTGCATGACGTTGAAGTGGCCCGGCGAGGCGTTGCGGCGGCCCCAGTCCTCGTCCTTCGCCACCTCGTAGGTCAGCGGCAGCGCCTTGAGCTGGCGCTCCACCTTGTCGTCGCTCGTGCGGCCGTCGCGATGCGTGGCCTTGGCGATCTCAGCCGCTTCCTTCGCGATCGTCTCGGCGCGGCTCGCGGCCTCGACGGCTTCCGCCGCCTGCTTCACGTCGGCCGCGATGCGCGCCATGGCTTCCTCGTTGCGCGCGTCGGCGTCCGTCACCTTGCTGCGAATCTCGTCCAGAGCCGTGCCGAGTTCGGCTTCGCTCTGGGGCGCACCCTTGAACTTGAACACCCCCACACCTCCCCTGGTTGGTCGCCAGCCCATCAGGCCAGCCCACCCCATTGCCAGCTTCTGGTGCTGGCGACCACCCGCACGCCCGGCCCCTGCCGGGCGAGTTCTTCAGTTCTTCTCAGCCCAGAACGGCAGCCCCTGCCGTTTCTGCCCTTCGCCCTGCTTCATCCGTTCGAACCAGCCTGCCTTGGGCGCCGCGTCCACGCGCGAGCGAGCCGCAGCGATCAGCGAGCGGACGCTGAGGGCGTCCTGCTCGGCATCCTTGCGCGCCGGTCCCATGCTCGTGCCGACCTGCCCACCTCGAGCGACGATCGACACCTCGCAGACCTCTTCGATGTCGTCCATGATGCCGATGACCGTCTGCCCGTCCGGCAGTTCCTGCCCGGGGTAGTACGGCGATTCGTCGAACGGCTTGCCGTCCACCGAGTTCGTGAACGAGCGCATCCACCACGCCAGCGACACCTCGCGCCAGATCCCCAGCGCGATCTTGCGGGCCATCTCGTCGCCGCAGTCGGTGCCCTTTTCCCAGTAGAACTTGGCCCGCACCCAGTTGACGCCCTGCGCGTCCGTGACGAGTTCGGCGTAATAGATGCGCCCGATGGGCAGGTCGCCCGAGGCCCACTCGTTGTGATTCCGCATCACGTTGCAGCCGGGCAGCAGGCGCACGATTTCGCGCAGCGCATCCAGCGTGAAGCGCGTCGAGTAGTGGTCCACCATGTCGTTGCAGACCATCGCCGAGCGCACGTAGACGTCATCCAGCGTCGCGCGCGGCTCGCCCTCGGGCACGTACAGGTTGATGAGCGCGAGGTCGGACTCGTTGACCTTCGGAGCCTCGCGGGACTCCATCTGCGCCACGCCGCGCCAGAGGATTCGGTTGCCGTTCATCGCTGCCCTCGGATCAGCCGCTTCTCGGTCCACTTCCACACGTTCGCGCACCGGCGGCAGGCCGCGCGTTCGCTCTCCTTGCTGACCGTGACCGCCTCGCCGCAGTTCGGGCAACGGATCGACAGCGTTTCGGGAATGTGCGGGCCGCGCACTTCGGGCCTCATCGCGCCACCCCTTCGCGATGGGCGCCAGCAAGCACGCGGCCCAGGTAGCTCTTGAAGTTGACGCGCGCGCGCGCCGCCTCATCCACGACCGGCAGCGTCGTGCAGCGGCAGTTGCACGTCTCGCCCGGGTCGCCACTGGGGTCGCCCGGGTACTGCAACTGGTTCTCGCCCACCAGGAAGTTCTCGAAGATGCCGACCACCTGCCCGTCCGCCTCGGCGTGCGTGTCGCGCACCGCGGAGTCGCGCGAGGACAGCCATTCCTGCTTCATCACGACGCCCGACTGCGCCCATGCCTCGCGGCTGGCGTAGTTGTAGGCGCCGGTGCTCTCGGTGCGGGCGATCAGGGCCGCACGGGCGTTGTCGAACGCTGGCAGGGCTCGAACACGCTCCACGATCTGCGCCAGCGACTCGTTGAGGCTCATGCCCTGCGCCATCGCCTCGCGGACCGCCTCGCGCGTCGTCTCGCTCGTCTGCGCGAGCACGCGCTGGGCGTTGGCCTTGACCCAGCCTGACGTGCGCTGGGCGTTGAAGGCCATCTCCAACTCGAGCGCGAGGTCGGCCAGCGCCTCTTCGCCACGATCGGCCACGAGGGCGGCGAGGATGCGCGAGATGGCGTCCTCGTCCTCGGGGTCGGGCATGACGATCTCTTCCATGTCGATTGACCGCCGCTTCAGAGCGCGTCCCTGCCTCGCCTCGATCGCGGCGCAGACCTTCTTCTTCTGCCGATCGAGGATCTCGCCGAACGCCGCTTCCAGCCGGCGCTCGTAGCGGCGCAGGTTCGCGCTCGCGGCACGACGTCGCTCTTCGCGTCGCGTGTCGCCTTCGATCATGCGCGACGACCGAGCCGGGGCATCCTGCGGCGCCTGGTTGCCCGGATCGGGCGTGGGGCCGGCGTCGGCGCCCAGCGGTGCCGGCGCCGGCTTCTCGTACAGCTTGTCCGCCTCGGGCTCGGGCCGCGCGGGGGCGCCGCTGAAGGCCCGCACCTCGTTCACCGTGTACGGAGCCCGGCCGCACAGGTCGGCGAGCGAGCTCGAGCTGGCGAGCATGGCCTCGATCAGGTCGGGAACCGTCGAGAGGTCCGTGCGAGCACGTATGCCGCGCCCGAACTTGGGGCACAGCCGCTCGGTCAGGATCGCATCGCGCAGCTTGAGTTCGCCCTTGATCGTCGTGTTCCAGTAGTTCTTCGCGTCCGCGCGCGCGGCGCCACCCTTGTCGGCGAGCCCGCTGCTGCCACCCTTCAAGCCCACCATCCAGCCCGGGACGCCGAGCGCGCGGCAGATCGTCTCGTCCGAAGCGTCGCCCATCTCCAGCAGCTTCATCTCGGAGGGCGTCAGGCCCGAACGTTCGAACTTCATGTCACCGATGATCTTGGCCGAGAACGCGCGGCGGATGCCGTTGGTCAGCCGGTCGAGCCGCTTGCGGAGCGCGATCGAGTCGGCCTCGGACATCGCCATGGCCATCGGCTTGCCCGCGGAGTCGAGCAGGCTCCAATAGCCCGAGGGCTGGCCGCCGTTGCGGACGAACGCCTGGATCAGCCGGTCCACGTCATGGCGGGCGGAGTAGGCGAACTCGGCGGCCTCGAGGTCGCTGCCGCCGTCCGGCGCGAACTCGGGGTTGTAGCCCTTGAAGTGGATGACGCTCTTGGCGGGGATAGCCTCTTCCTCGCCGCCACGGGAGACGACGTACGCGGCCGGCTCGCGACGCTTGCCCGGGATCACGCGGACGATGTGCGGCGGCACGGTCCAGAGTTCGCGGACCTTGTTCGTGCCGAAGTCCTCGGCGATCAGGTAGGCGTTGCCGCTGGCCTTCAGGTTCGCCGCGAGGTCGCGCACGAGTTCGAAGTTGGTCTGCGTCGCGTTGGCGTTCTGCCACACGTCCACGATGTTGCCGGGGACGCGCTGGATCGGCTTGTACGCGCCGCCCGACTCGACTTCGAACACGACGGGAAGGCTCGCGATGTCGTTGGCGATCCGCAGCACGCACGCGCGCACCATCGGCACTCGCTTCTGGGCCAGCACGTAGTCCCACGCGAGCGGATCGAGCCGGTAGGGATGCTCCAGCATCGTCACCGGGTAGTTCGGGGCCACGCCGCCCTCGGGCGTGCTGAAGCCGAAGAGCTTGCCGGCGCGGGCGAAGAAGTTGCCGAGCGCGCTCATGCGTACACCATCGGGCGCGGGCGCGAGGTCATGGTCTTGAACAGGTAGCGCATGGCGTCCAGCCCGTGGTCGTTCTCCTTGATCGGGAGATCGCGCGGCCCCGCCTCGCTGCCCGTCGCGCGGTTCTTCTGCCAGCGGTAGCCGCCCACTTCCTCTTCGGTGCAGGTCGGCAACTTCGACTGGACGAGCGAAGCATCCGTCTCGACCAGCGCGCCCTTGACGAAGCGGATGCGCGGGCCCGCGGGGCCGTTCTTGAGCATGGCCCGCACGGCCTCGATCCCCGCGAGCACGTCGTTGTCCGCCGGCTGCGTGCCGATGCCCGCCCGATAGAGCGTCTCGCGCAGGTCCGGACGCGCCGGATCGGAGACGCCGAACGTCACGTTGAGGCCGTCCAGGTAGGGCGCCAGCGTGTAGTCGCTCTCGCCGCGCTTGCGGAGCTCGGCCAGCTCGTCCGCCTCGCACTGGTTGATCTGCCGCGCGTGGTCCTCGGTGATCCGTCCCGTGTGGTAGACCTCGCGATAGCGGTAGAAGATCCCGTCCGGCGACTGCGCCCACCACTGGCAGACGAACGGATTCTGCAGCCCGAAGTCGATCGCCCGGTAGCGCGCCCACGTCGGCGGCGGGTATCCGCCCCACCGCTCCCACTCGAGCGGCCGGTCGACCATATGCAGGCCCGGCAGCCAGAGATCGCCGTAGACGCTGCCCTCGAACGCCGCCCACATGCCGAGCCGGTAACGCAGCCGCCACACGCCGTCCATGTTGTCGAGCCGGGCCCGGGAGTTCTCCGAGAGGAACTCCATCAGGTCGTCCGGCATGACGTGCACGACGCGCGCGAACGTGCGACCCGACTCATCGCGCCGCAGGCCATCGCCGTCGTCCGGCTTGTAGCGGCGGAACGCCCAGTGATCGGGCGAATCTGGGTTGAAGAGCAGCATGCTCTGGTGGAAGGGCATGCCGACCTGCATCACGCACGAGTTGATGATCTGGAACTGGTTGTAATCGAGCTGCTCGGCCTGATCGACCACGGCGAGCCCGTAGCGAGCGCCCAGCGCGCGGCCCGGACGGTCGAGCCCGAACGCCATGATCTCCGATCCGTTGGGCAGGTAGAGCGTGGACTTGGACTCCTTCCACCAGTCCGCCCACAGCACCGCGGGCACGATCTCCGCGCGCAGCGTCAGGAGCGTCGTGCCTTCCATCGACGCGCGCTCTTCACGCGAGAGGGCCACACGGGCGCCGGGGTACTTGGCGGCGTACAGCAGCGCCTTGGCGCAGCCGATCCAGCTCTTGCCGCCGAAGCGACGGCCCGAATAGCACAGCTCCGGCTCGGTGGACGAAAGCGCGACCTGCTGCGCGTTCGTCTGCGGCTGGAGCTTGAGTGCGACCGCTTCGCTACTCGGCACCGGCGTCGCCGCCAGTCCCAGCAGGAGCGTCAGGCCAACCAAGAGCATCCTTGCCCTCGACCGTGATGGTGAACTGCTTCACGTCCCCGCTGATTTCCGATTCCGTCCGCCGCGGCATCCCCGCACGATCGGCGGCGAAGTTCATCGCCCATTCGAACAGATCGCCATGCTGCCCGGCCGGCCCCGCTTCGATGATCGCGATGAGATGCTCCGCGCCCTTCGTCGAGAGCGCCCGCCCGAGCCTGCCCTTGGCGTCCGCGATCGCATCTCGCACTTCCTGCGGGACGTGGACGCGCGGCTTCCGGGCGTTCTCGCGCTGCGACGCCTTGCGCGCTTCCGACATCGGGCCCTTGTGCTTGGTGCCAACCGCGGGAGGCATCGTGATCGCCGTTCAGGTTTCGCGCGCGTCGGACCGCACGGTGGTCCGCAAGCCGCCGGAGGACGAGATTCGGCTCCGCGCGCACGAGTGCGTCAGTTGCGGTCCACGTTGCCCGGAGCGTCGTCCACTGGCACGACGAGCCGAGCGTTCGAGTTGGTGATGATTGCGCCCGAGCTATGATCGCCGTTGATGCGGAATCGCGCGTACAGCCAATAGCGCGGGCTCACTCCGGTGAAGGTCGAGGTCGCGATGTTAGGGACTTCGGACGAGAACACCGCCTGGCCGGATGCGGTCGTGGTGCCACCGGCGCCAGTCGCCGCGAGCAGGGTCAGCGGCGGAACGACGGACGCGCCCGCCCCGTACCACGGACCATCCGGCGAGTTCGCGAACTCGGGATAGGCATACAGCGTGTCGGCGTTCGCGTTGCTCGCCGTGCCGTGGATCACGAGACGCATCGCGCCGATGTTCGTCGAGCCTGCGGGAGACGGCTGGTAGTTCGTGTCGCCGATGAATACCGGGCCGATCGTGTCCGTGCAGGCGTTCGCCGTGCCGACCTCGATCGTAAACCCGGACACGGAATCAGGGGCCGTCGCCGTGCCCCAGTTCGTGTAGTGCTTGAGCACGCGGACGCGATTGACCGCAGAAGCGCTCGCGACGCTCGAGAGCCCGACCACCAGCGCGAACACCGCGCACAGAACCACCGCGAAACGCTTCATCCCTGAAACCCTCCCCGCTCCTGGCGCACCGTCGTGCGCCGCGCAATCCGATTGCCCGCCGGAGTCTCTCTCCGCGACGCGCTGCTTATGGCGCAACTGGATCGCCGCGTCTACACAAAAATCCGCTTGCGAGAGTCCCGCAGCCACTCGTGCCACGCGCGTTCGCATTCCGGGCAGCGTGGACGGCCGAACGGGACGGTGGCTTTGCAGCGATCGCACAGCGTCGGCGGAGCGGGCACGCTCGCGATCACGTCCCAGCCGTGGCGAGCGAGAGCGGGACGGAGTTCGTCGTCTGTCATGCCACAAGCCTCCATGCTTGTTCGTTCATTTTTCATGTTCGCGGCCTAGGGGGTAAGGGGGTGTGCGTCGGCCCCCTTGTTCACTGGCTTGTTCGCTCTAAAGCCGAAGGCTTTAGAGCGACTGAGTGAACAAGGGGTCGCCGACCACCGTCTCGGCTTGTTCATTCACACCCTTGTTCACCATTATTCACCGGTGAATGAGGTCACTCGTATTCGGCGCCCGGAAGCTCGTCCAGCAAGCTCTTCGGTAGCTTCAGATCGGTGGCCTCGACGCAGGGTATTGGGTCGTCACAACGTAGATCTCCGTCGGTGTCAGTCCACGTCTCGAAGTGCCAGGGCATGCCGTGGTCGTCGAGCGCCAAGAAGCACTTCACGGTGAGTCCGTCTGGCGACTGGGAGTTTTGGTTCAACCTCTCTCCCGCGTAAACAATTTGCACAAGTTTGTGGGTTAGCTTGACCATCTTCTCAGTCATTGACGAGCCCTCCCTTGGGAACGAACTCCGGCAGGTACCACCTCGATCCGGACTTTCCGGACCCGAATGGCGAATATGATACCGCTCCCATCTCCTTGAATCGCTTGAACACCGTGGTGCGCCCCAGACCGCTGGCCTGCATTCCCTCCTCGGTGCTCATACCCTGCGGTCCGGCTGCGGCCAGTAGCGTCTCAAGCCTCACCTGGTTCGTGACCTTTAGCTCTTCCGGGCTCTGCGTCTGGGCGAAGAATCCGCTGTCGGTTCGCGTCAGGTAGATGTCCTCGGGCTCGCGCCCGTGACGCACCTTCGCGAACTTGAGCACGTGGAGCTTCCCCTCGTGCCGGCCGTGCTCGCCCAGCGTCAGGAAGCAATCGGCGTCGTCGCTCCAGACTGCGGATCCGCGGGCGCGGTGCATCTCGGACACGCGGCTGGTGCTGGACTGCTCGACGCCACTGGGGAGCTTTCGGACGTGGTGCAGGATGAAGAAGGCGCACCCCGTCTCGTCGGCGATTTCCTGCAGGACGCTGAGTGTCTCGCGCTCGCCGCCGTTGCTGTTGTCCGTGAACTCATGGAAGCGGTTTAGTGGATCAAGTCCGCACAGCTTGAGCCCGTTTGACAGGATGAAGCGCCTGAGCCGGGCACGAACTTCCGGACGCTTGAGCATCATCCCGCCGCGCGGCTTAGATAGAACGCGCATGTCCCTGAGCCAGAGATCGTCGTTGGTCTCTGCGAGCTGGGAGATGCGCGACTGGCATGCGTACTCGGTCATCTCACCCTCGACCAGCCCGAACCGCACGCGCTCGGTCGGAAGCCCGAAGAGCGGCTCTCCGGTAATGGCCGCCCTGGCGATCTGCAACAGGAAGAACGTCTTTCCAGCTCCGCCAGCAGCGACTAGGAATCCGACTCCGCCGGCCGGAAGTACGACTCCATCGGCTCCGTCCCCGATGATTGCCGCCGGGCGGTCGATCTTCTTGGCGAGCAGTTCGTTGGCCCATGATGATTCTGTGCTCCAGCGGTCGTCCTCCGAGCTGCACGATTCCTCGAGCGCCGACAGCTCCGCGACCGCCCCCGCCACCGTCTCCGCATCCCCCGCGTGCTCGGCGATGATGCCGGCGAGGCGCGCCGTCTCGCGCTGCTGCCAGTGCCGGCGCACGATGGTCGCATGGTGCTGCAGGTTGGCCGTGGTGGTGGCGGCTTCCATGACCGAGCAGATGGCTGCGGGTCCGCCGACGAGATCGAGTTCGTTGACTCTCCGCATGTGGTCCACGAGCGTGATGATGTCCACGGCGGTCTGGGAGGCGCGGAGCGTCAGCATTCCGAGGAAGAGCTTGGCGTGCGCGGAGCGGTAGAAGTGCCGGGCGTGGAGCAGTTCCGCGGCGCGGTCGCAGGCGTCGCCCGTCAGCATCATGGCGCCCAGCACGGCGCGCTCGGCCTCGATCGCCTGGGCGTGGATGTCGGCGGTCATCGGATCACCACCCATTCGGTCGGCTCGACCTGCCGCAGCAGGATCTCCAGCCGGGGCCGCTCGCCCTTGGTGTAGGCGAATCGGGTCGTGCAGCCCACGATGCGGTCGGAGTCGTCATCGGGGATCAGGCCGCCTTCCACGATCCCGTCGATGGCCCACTTGGGCGAGTAGTTCCACAGGTCGCGCCGGCGCGCCTTGTTCCACGTGAACGTGGCCTCGGCGATCACGGGGGGCGCGAGCTCGTGCCCGGAGGCGGCGACGGCGACGGCGTACTGCGATCGCCACCACTTCGCGTGCGCCGCGCGCTCCATCGGCACCATGTTCGTGATGTCGTTGATGGAGGGCGGCAACTGGTCGCACTCGGCGATGAGCCGCACGGCCCGGGCGCCGGAGGGGTAAGCGAACGCGCTGATGGCGATGGAGAGCGGCGCGCACTGGGAGAGCGGGATGCGGCGGCGCTTCTTGCGGGCGGCCATCACGCACCTCCCGCGAATGGGTTCAGGGGCGTGTTCTCGTCGTGCGCCTCGCCCGCGAATCGCCACTTGCGTCCCGTGAGCAGGGCCGACGCCTTGACCTTGTATTGGTCTCCGGTCCCACAGCGCAGCGTGGCCCCGTGCTGGGTGAGCGAGACGACGAGCCAGATGGAGCCGTCCGGGTGCAGGTAGAACTGGCCGATGGCGACGCGTCTGGGGCGCGCGGGCGCCTTCATGGCCCGGCGCAGGTCAGCGCCCGTCATCCCCATGGGAAGCGTGCGGACGCGGGCGGTGCCGCTGTAGACGCCGTTGCGCTCGGGCGCGTGCGAGTCCTGGACGTTCGTGCACAGGGCGTCCAGTGGATGCCGCGCGCCGCAACTGCGGCAGAACTGGAGCGGATCCCTGCCGCGGTGTCCAGCCTTGAACGTCTGCTCGGCGAACCGGAAAAGGCGATCGAGCGTTGGTGTGTAATGTGCGTCCGTGATGCTGCCGACAGATACGCGCCGCTTGCGACGCATCCTTGCGTCCCGTCTCGTTCGCCTGTCCTATCCTCGTGGATGGAATCGCCGCTGCGCTTCACGGACGCGGCTGCGATCGACGTGGGTGTAGATGAGCGTGGTGCTGATGTCGCGGTGCCCGAGAAGCTCCTTGATCGCTACGATGTCGGCACCGTTGCCGTACGTGTGCGTGGCGCAGGAGTGCCGGAGCTTGTGCGGGTGGATCCGCTCGAGTCCCAGCCGGTGCTGCAGCCGCTTGAACAGTTGCCGCACGGCCTGCGTCGAGAGCGGTGCGCCGTACTTGTTGACGAACAGCGCCTCGGTCCCGGGGCCCGCCGAGACGAGTCGCTCGCGTGGCTCGCCGAGGTAGGCCCGCAGCGCCTCGTCCGCCTTCTCGCCGAAGGGGACGATCCGCTCGCGTGCGCCCTTGCCCATCACGCGGACCTGCTGCGGGTTGAACGAGAGGCAGGAGAGTGTCAGGCCGCAGAGTTCGGCCACGCGCAAGCCACCCGAATACAGGAGCTCGATCACGGCGCGGTCGCGCCTGCCCCCCGCGTCGCCGGGCAGGGCGGCGAGCATGCGCTCGATCACCTCGACCGGGATGCTGTCGGGGATCCGCACGGGCCGCTTGACGCGCACGGCCGGGATCGGCTTGCCGGATGTGATGCCGCGCGAGTCGGCCCAGGCGTAGAGCCTGCGGATGGCCGCGAGGTGGCGCCGTCGCGTGGTGGCCGATGCGCCCTGCTCCGCCAGCTCGGCCATGTGGGTGGGGATCATGTCGCGCAGGGCGTCGAGCGTCGTGAGTTCGCGCGTGGCCGCGAATCGCAGGAGCGATCCCAGGTCCGATCGGTACGACTTTACCGTGTTTTCGGCGCGACCTTCGTTGATGCGGAGCATGTCCACGAACTCGCTGATGATGGGGTCCAGTGCCATCCGGGTGGCCTCCGAGGGCAAGGTCGGGGTCCATCCCGGTGATTTTCGTATCGTGTTAGGCGAACTTGAGCCAGTAGTCGATGACCTGCAATCCGGCAAGGGGGCTGGCCACGAGAGGGTCGAGCCGCTTGAGTTGCCGCTCTTCGGCCGGCGTGATCTCCGACGAGATGTGAGCGCCGCGGACGGGCTTGGCGGGCTGCGTCGCGCGCCGCTCGAGCTTAGGTCTGCGCCTGCGATCGCGCTGGACCTGCGCCTCGCGGCTGCACTCCGGGCACTGGCGCGCGCAGCTCCATAGGAAGCCGCGCTTACCCCGCCGCATGGGCGCCTGGAACTTCTCGTGGCACGTCGAGCACGTGCGCGTGCAGGTGGGAGTCATGCGGCCCTGCGCTTGTCGTGCGTTCTCACGGTCTGCGCCTTCCCTTCGTTGCGTGCCTTCAGGTGTCGCCAGAGGGTGCTGCCGCTGATGCCGAGTTCGCGAGCTGCCCATTTCTTGTCGCCCTCGCAGTATTCGAGGGCCTCGTCGATGTGGCGGGCGATGGCGCGGCCCAGGTTCCAGTCGGCCAGCCCGTTGTCGGCGATGTGCGGCATACGTCAGTCCTCCGGCTTCGCTGCCCGCTCCGACCTGCGCCACTCGCGCATCACAAGCGCCACCGGCTCGGCGCCACAGTCGCGGCATGCCGCGTCGGACATGACGACGCTGGTGGACATGAAACGCTCGACGTGTCCGGCGACGATGGCTCCGCCGCAGTTTCCGCACCTTCCAACGACCACTTCCTTAGCATTCATCCCTCGTCCCCTTTCGTGTTCCAGCGCAGGCCCACGCGGCGCCCTAGTTGCGGAGCGACCCCACGGAACGCCACGCACGCCGCGCGACCCTTGCTGGTTGGTCCGGCCCTCCCGCGTGCGCTCTCTGCGGACGCCACGGGATCGCTGCCGGGTCACTCGATGATCGCCTTCGACACTTCCTCGTAGAAGTCGTTGCCACCCTGACTGCCGACCCACTCCAGCTTGATCGCTGCGCGCTGCTGCTCAGTCAGGATGACGCGCACGGTCCGGTATGACGGGGAGTCGCCACAGTGGATCATGGGCGCATCGTTGCGGATCACCACCGTCAGATACTGCGGGCACTCCTTCGCTTCGTTCGCCATGCTCCCTCCGTTGTGTGTGCTGGCGGCCGCCTGTTTCCGCACCCGACTACTCACAAGGCCGACCGCTGA